GAGATGGGAGAACTAGCAGATGCCACGATTAAAAATGACGAGGATGCTATTGTTGATTCTGTTGGTGATGTCATGGTCTGTCTTATTAACTACTGTGTGCTGCAAGACATAAACTTAGTACAATGTATGGAAATTGCGTATGACCAGATTAAAAATCGCAAGGGTATTCTTTTGCCTAACGGAGTCTTCCAAAAAGAACCCTGAGTCTTGTTTTTGACATAAAGATGTTCTACGATTTAGTTGCAACAATCGGTTGCGCTAGGAGAACATCATGAAATTTGAGATGGAATTTGGTTGGGTAGGTAGTGAGAAAATTATTATTGAAACTCACGACTTTGAGAAGATTCAAGTCATTCAAGAATTTATCCAGTTCCAAGAGGAAAATGGATGGGAAGTTGAATATGAAGCTATTGACGAACTTGAAGATGAGTTTGAAGAAGACGCAGCAGAAGAAGTAATTGCTGCTGGTTTAGACGATAGCGAATAAGCTACTTTGCCAACAGGTAAAGACCCACGTTCGAGAACGCATAACCCGCATAGACAATCGCCATGTGCGGGTTATCTTTCCATAGCTGCTCACCAGCAATGTAGGCGTAGATAGCCCCTGTGAGGATGATTAGCCAAGCACTCAAAATGCACCTACATCAATGACTTCGCCACGGAATTGAACTTGGTCTTCACCAAACTTTTGTACTAACTCTGGCAACAATAAGTGTTCATTGAAAAAGTTAAGCACTGCAAATCCTGATCTGTGATTGCTTGGGTTTAGTTCAGCATAAGTAAATTGTGGGCCATCTGGTTCAGCCAATGTACCCGTGTCTACCCCGTATCTACATCCATTGTAATCAGAGAATGGAGTGACCTTTAAAGAGTGCAAGTGTCCAGTAACTATTGACACACCAGCGTTGACTGTATTGTTGTGAGTCGCATGGACGCCACCCTTATATCGGTGCTTGATAATACATTGTTCGGTAGGCCACACAGCCCAACAAAACTCCCAATCTAAAAAGTGGTCTGTCAGCTTAAAGCCAATGACATCCTTAAATTGTGGTGCGTGTTGCGCTAAACGATTGCCAAATCTAATATCGTGATTTCCCCATGTCCATATTAGCTTTACATTGTGTCTAGCAGCTTTGGCTACTTCCTCTATCTCACCCAATGCACCCTGACAAGCCTTTAGTTCTTGGATAACAGAAGTCTGTGGTTGGTCAGTTACATCATGTCTTGATATAGACGCACCATCAAAAGCATCTCCGTTACATATCACCGCTTTAGGTTTGAACTCTTGTATAGCCCACAGAAGGGCTTTAAATGCTGTTGAGCGTTGACCAGGTATGAAGTGAGCGTCTGAAAAAACAATCACAGTCCCATCAAGCATCCCAAGTTCAACTTGCTTAAGTGGAGAGAATGATTTAGGTCTATTCTTATCGTAATAAATACCTCTATGGTCACTTGAGTTAAGTGACAGGTGGTATTCTTTTTCAATATTTCTTCTGCGTAGATGAACGGCTCTAATACTTATGCCAAGATGCTCAGATAATCTTGTGGCAGACTGAAGTTGACCCCATAGTTGGATAAATTCAGTATCCGTACACGTTTCATTATGAGCGCCCATTGGAATCCTTAGACAGTAATTTTTCTAAAAGATTAATGACTCTATGCTCTTGCATTTCCACTTCATCTTGAGATGATTTAGGGTCTTGAGCCACAGTCATTAAATCGTGTAGGAATACATGAAGCAACTCATGTAAAGCAGTCTGATCCAGAGACTCTGGTGTAATCTTCTCAGCACCAAAATCACCTAGTCTGTAAGTAGCCAATCGAGCAGAAGTATTAAACTCAACAGAGGCCATAGCAGCCTTTGCTGGTTTACTTCCTTTTTCAATTCTCCAATCACCCAGACTAAGCACTTGTTGCCATTTTCTGACACTTTGTGCGAAAAGTTTTGCATCTTCTGGCGTAGGAATGTTAGGCATTTCAACACCTTATAGAAGATTTATGACAGTTTAATTTAAGATAAAAACAAAGCCACTTCTGCTTTGCGTCTTTTGACAAGCCCTGCAACTTCTTTACCACCCGCTTTTGTCCACGACATAAAGGCTTCTGCTGCCCCGTTCCAATCCTCACGATTGACTTTCATGCGAATGGTAGAACGCTGATAATTCCCTAAACCAGCGTTGTACGCAAAAGAGACAACAGCGTCGAATTTGCTTTGATGGTTAACAAGATTAGGAGAAAGTCGAAGAACACCACGTTCAAAAGTATTGATGTCAACCTTGAACAAATCGACCAATTCATCTTTAGACCAAACACGGGCATCCCCTTCTTTAAGTTGGTAATCAGACCTGATAAGCCCTGTGTAACCCTCTTTACGGACGTTTGGGAGGCTTAATTGGTCTGCGTACATAGCGTGACCCCACCCAACAGTCCAAATGGCAGCAGAACACCGATAAGGCTTGTTTCTGTAGCCTTCAAAGAAGTGCATCAAGTCCTCACCAGCTTTGCTGACTTTCATTTCTTAGCCCATGAACGTGAGCCAAACCAGAAACCGATAATTCCTCCAAGCATTGCCATTTCATCGCTAGAGAAAATAATGTCAGTAACCCTAATCAAATCATCCATGTTGTTGACTAAGCTAGGTCTGCTGTAAACGTAGTAGGCAATCCATGCGTTAATAGCACACAATTCAAAGATAAAGATGTAAGTCACAATAGGTCTTACAGTACCGACAAAGTTAACCACCCAAGTGCTTGCTTTTTCCATGATTTTCTCATCATGCTTTAAAGCGGCTTCTGTCATCTGGGCATCTGTTTGCATGGCAATCTGGTCTGTGCGAATCTCCTCCATGCGCTCTTGAGCCTTAAACCCTTGAGCCATCATCTGTAGTTGAAGTTCTACTTGAACCCTAGCCAAAGCAAGTTCATGCTTTTGGTCATCTTTGTTTTGAAAGAAGTCTAGTAGTTTAGGCAAGCCTGAGATAAGCAAACCACCAAGGGTAGAAAATAGAGATAGCATTACAGTCCAATCTTTCCAAGTAAGAGATTAACAATTTTGTCCGACAAATCGTCAGGCAAGAATTTCAGAAAACCTAAGAAATACAAAGCAACAAGCCCATAGACAAATATCTTTAGGCATAGGTCAAAGGTCTTCTGATACTCATTCACCGACCACACCTTCTTGTTGTCTCGCAAAACTCCATCAACTCATAAATGCCAACAAAGACTAAAAACAAAACAAAGAAAACTGCACCTATTGCCAAACCAATCTCTAGTTGTTCTTGCTCTTTCTGTTTAGCTGCTTTCTCTGCTTTCTTTAATGCGCTTATCTCTTTAGCATCTGCCAAATCCATTTCAGCTTGACGAGCCTTAATCTTGTTCCAGACATCAATCTTTCCTGTCTGCATGAAGAGCATTTTTAACTCTTCCTCAAATGCCCTAGCCTGTTCTAAAGCCATCTCAATCTGGAGAGCAGTCCCCATATTGGAACCTTTGCCAGACTGCTTGGCTTGAAGCATGGCTTTGGTAGCAGTTGACTTGGCATCAAATAGCTTACCAATCATGGGCGCAAGTGAGCCTAAGTCTTGGGCAACTCCTGCTGCCTTCTTGACCATGCTGATTGCTGACTGTATGCCAGCTAGAGCCGTTATAGGATCAATCATTTTTTATCAACTTTTTGCCACTCAAGGCATACTACTTTTCGGTTGTAAACATCACCTGTCCATGCCCATCTGACACATCTATATTCAGTTTTGTCTTTACTTGATACCACCAATGTAAACAACATTGATGACATTAGTAACCATTTCACGGCATCGCCCAAAGAATGATGTAACTACAAAACAAAACAAATGCCACAAAACAGACTGCGGCAATGAATGCTACAGCCCAATCTTTCATTTAATTCCTAAAGAAGTCCATAAGACCTCGAATTGGCTTTTGGGGTATAAATTCGTCAGGGTTTGTTACTGCTTCTGTCATTGCCTGACCCATTGCTGTACCCATACCACCAGCGCCCTGTAGTTGCTCACCAAGCAAGAATCTAGTGCCACCAGGACTGCTTAAAACATTTCCAAGTCTATTAGCCATTGGTGGGACTAATGTGACACCAGCCATTGCTCCTACAGTTGGATCAAATCCTAATGATGTAGCGGCTCCTGCACCAGCGCCAGCACCCATTCCTGTTGTCATCAAAGGAACAGTCAAAGCACCTGTTTGTGGAGCAACTTTAGGAGTTACCGCACCACGGGTTGCATCAACAATACTACGCAATAAGCCCACTTCACCCATCACTTCTGGTGACTGACCCATAACCATACGTTGAGCAGATGGTAGTTCTGACCTACCTAAATTCAATGTTCTTGTAAAAGCAGGAGATGACAACATAGCCGCTGCATCTTCATTTATTGCAGCACTACGGGCTTGGTTAAGAATTGAGTATTGAGCCGCTTGTCTGCCAGTATCAGACATTAAATTAACCGCAAGTTCAGCAGTAGCGGGATTACCTGTCAAGCTAAAACTTTGAGCAATCTTATCAATTTCGTTTGCAGGTGTTTTGCTAGAAACAATCCTGTAAATGTCTTGATCTTGTCTGAAAGGAACAACAGTATTCCTAAATTGCTCCATTGCACGAGCGTGTTCTGCACCAGCAGGTGTGTAAACAGGCTTGTTATTTAAAGTTCTAGGAGCTGCCCAAGCATCTACATCATTTGCAAGACCTCCGTATAACTTAGACAGAGCTGCTATTTGCTCCTCACCATAAGTAGCAGGAGCTTTTTGTACTCTGTTTAATTCAGAGCCTACTGATTTTTGCAAAGTTCTTAATTCTTTATAAGTACCACCACCAGCTTGATTTAAAGTGGCTGCACGCTCAACAAGCTTGGTAATGAAAGCATTGTCTGCAACTGCGGGAAACTTATCCAAAACCTCAATAGTTGCATTGCTTGTGTTTGACAGAGGAATTTGAGTGTTTCCTGCCAACTTTTCAGCACGATCAAATATTGGAGAAACAGCATCTTTAGCATTGCGATATTGAGTTCTCAAATCTTTAGCAATAACTAACTTTTCACCGCCTTCTTTAACAACAGAAGCTGGTTTGGCTTGTTCAGTTACTCTTTCAATAAGGCTTCTGACTTGAGCAGATTTCACTTGATTTGCATCTAGTGTTGTATCGCCAAATTGACGAGTTTTACGCAACAAATTAGAGCCTGGTCCACCAACGTCACCTACATCAATATTGACTCCACGTTGAGCCGCAGATTCGATCAATTGACCAGTAACTGGGTCACGATAGTTAGTACCAGAAGGTATATTAGCCGCACGAGCTGCCATAGCACTAGCTGGTAAGCCTGCTGCTAAGTTAATCCCAAGCAATGCTAATGGGTTTTGAATATCAAATTGATTACGAGCAATTTCAGCCGCACCTGTACCTGCTGTCGCACCTGCCATTTGAGCAACTGGTTGAGCCGCTAAACCACGACCAACAACTTGTGCAGATAAATTAGGAGCTTGTTGCAGTAAACCGCCAATACCAGCCATTGCAGGAACACCTGCTAAAGCACGAGTAACATTACCTACGCCTTTTTCAAAACCAGTTTGTGGTTGGGGCAAACCAAGCATATTTGCAAAGTTTGAAATTGCTTGGCTAGGTGGTTGCAATTGACTACCAGTAGCCCTATTTACCAACATATTTAATGGTGATCCAATAATGTCAGCAACTGGCCCTAGATAACCTTCCATGCCATAACGAGCAGTTAAACCTAGTTGACGGGCAACAGTATCTGTATTCTGTCTTACAGGTGGTCTATCAACAACTTGCTGACCAACCATTGATGGATCAATAACACGATAACCAGATTGAGGAACAACTATATTTCCAACATCTGATGTACCAAGATTGGCATTTTGTGTTTGTTCTGTTGGTTGACCAATCATAGAAGGATCAATTACACGATATGTAGCCATATTTGTACCCACAACTTTCTGAACGTAATTTTGTGTTTCTTTAAATGGAGGAACGCCACCATACTTTTCAACATTTGCTGGTCCTGCGTTATAAGCAGCCGCTACCAATTGGGGATCTTGGAATCGTTCTGTTAACTGTCCTAGATACTTAACACCACCACGGATGTTATCTTTCCAATCCATACGATTGACACCAAGATCTTTAGCAGTAGCACCCATCAACTGCATAGGACCATAGGCACGATCATTGAACCTTGTTTTTGGTCCTATCGCATTGAAAGAACCACCAGACTCTGTTTCAACAATCTTCTGAACTAAAGAAAAAGGAACGCCTTGCCTTTCAGCTTCTTGCCGAGCAAATTCGTATACTTGATCTTTTGTAGCCATTAGTCAAACAACACAATGCTGCCAGTAGGTAAACGATACGCTGTCTTACCTTTGTCAGGACCTTGAGTAACTGGAAACTTAGGCAAATATTTACGCATTTTTGGATCTTCAAAAAGTGAAGCACTACCTTGAGGTGTTTGCGACCATTTTTCAACTACATCTGGCACAGGATTTTTAGCTACATAGTTGTAATAATCTTTACTTCTTTTATTGAGTGATTCTTTTAAATCAATGTAATATTGAATTGCCTCTTCGGGATTTCTAATTTGTGGTCCACGTTGCTTCTGGAAGATAACGTCTGCGTTAGATATTGCACCAGACATATCTTGAATGTTTGTGGAAACAGTATCAGCAAAAGTTTGCAACAATAATGGAGCATCAGTTGCCATATTTTTTGCAGCTTGTCCACCTATGCCTAAACCTGTTGCAATGGAAGCAATCTCAGATTGAGCTTCCGCAAACCTACCTGGTTTAAATGCTCCACGATTTAATATATTTTGCATATTTTGCAAACTGGTATCAGAACTTGATGCGGCTTGGAACTTCTTAAAGGCATCATCTCTAATTGGCTTATAGGCTTCGTATGCCTGAACTTCTGAAGGAGATAAAGAAGTTGGCATTCCTAAAGCTTGTGCTTCTGTCACACGTTTTTGTCTGCCAGTTGCAGGATCAACAACATTTGTAGGAGTTGTTTGCAAAGAAGCTTGGCCTTTGCCCAATTGCTCAGAATAATTTAATTGTTGAGTTGCTTGTGGAGCGCCAGGAATAACACTTGTGCCAATCATTCCACTTGCATCAACACCAAGCATTTGTCCAGGTCTAACTTCTGGAGGAGTAGTCTGAATCATAGACTGCATATAGTTCTGCACAGGAGCCGCAGAATATCCACCAGTTAATGGGTTGTATTGAGATGTAATACCTTTATCTTGTGTTGGCAAACCACGCAATATTTCCATATTTGGGTTCAACAATAAATTACCTTGTACTTTAGGTTGCAATGCAGAAATAGTCTCACGCATTGGTCCTTGCGCAGCAGTAGGTAAATTAATTACATCTTGCAAAGCGTTTTGTATATTAAAAGGCAAACCCCTTGCTCTAGCTGCTTTTAAATCTTCTTGTTGTTGGGCAACATTAGGAGTAACTGGACCCATGTACTGAGGACTAGCTTCATTAAACTGCGTAGGCATATACCTAGCTTGGAAGTTAGCAACAGAAGCACGATCAGCCGCCTTCTGTTGCATCTCAGTAATAGCACGTTGACCACTCAAATACTGATCTGGTACAGATAAAGCAGACTTCAAGCCCATAGATGGGTCATTGCTTAACAAGGAGCCAAGTAAGAATTGTTGAGTAGCTTGCTTTTGTAGGCTATTCTTTTCTTCATCACTAAGACCAGTAAGTGCTGCATCAGACAGCAAACCAAGATTAAACATATAAACTCCTTACAGACCGAGCAAACCAAGTAGACCTTGGCGTGAAGTAGAAGATGATTGCATACCAGAGCCACCACCAACATTGAGTCCCAATGCTTGGTTGATGATCTGTTGTTGCTCCAATGGCAAATTGCGGATGGCATCCAACTGTTGTTGTGAGAACTGTTGTTGTTGACCACCAATGTTCTGCAAAGCTTGCGCTCCTGCAAAACCCATTTGTTGGTTTTGACCTGCAATGTTAGCCATCTGACCAGCCGCACCCAAACGCTGTTGGTTAGCACTAAGACCTGCTTGCTGATTAGCCAAATTAGCTTGCAAGAAGTTCTGAGCATTGGTCAATCCCGCCTGCTGACTCAACCCTGCTTGTTGGGCAGCACGAGCATTAATAGCCGCTTGGTTAGATAAACCTGCTTGGTTAAATGCAGATGCACCAAACTGTCCCGCTTGGTTTAAAGCATTTATGTTTGCCAAGGTCATAGCTTGCTGATTACCAGCATTAAATTGACCCATCTGATTCTGCGCTGCAGCATTCTGTAAAGCCGCCTGATTGAAAGCAGAAGCACCAAATTGACCCGCTTGATTCAATGCACCTACATTGCTTAAACCTGCTTGTTGCAAGTTTGCGGCATTAAATTGTTGGCCTTGATTGAGAGCCGCTTGGTTGGCAAGTGCGGCAGCGTTTGTAGCACCCGCACCATACTGACCTGCTTGATTCAAAGCGGCAACATTAGACAAACCTGCTTGTTGCAAATTAGCCGCATTAAACTGAGCCAAAGCATTTTGTGCAGCGGCATTCTGTGCGGCAAGCGTATTCTGAGCATTAGCACCAAACTGCAATGCTTGGTTTTGAGCGCCTTGAGTTGCCAAACCCGCTTGCTGAAGTTGTTGAGCGTTAAACTGAGCTTGTGCATTAGCCGCAGCCTGATTGCTCATACCTGCTTGCTGAAGGTTTCCAACATTAAACTGAGCCATCTGGTTAGCAGCGGCTTGGTTTGCCAGAGATGCTTGATTACCCGCTTGAGCGCCAAACTGACGAGCTTGATTAGCTGCAGCTTGGTTTGCCAAAGCAGATTGTTGGGCATTCTGAGTATTTAGCTGACCAACACTTAGATCAACACCTTGATTGGCAAGTGCGGCTCTTAAGGCGGCATCTTGATTGGCTTGTGAAGCCTGTAAAGATGATGCTTGATTCAATTGTTGCGCTTGCAAGCCAGTAGACTGATTAGCAAGAGAAGCACGTAATGCCGCATCTTGATTGGCTAAAGTTGCTTGTTGTTGCAGTTGAGCATTGCTCAAACCATACTGTGTATCAACACCTTGGTTAGCTAAAGCCGCACGTAGGTTTGCATCTTGATTAGCCAAACCAAACTGGCCCGCAAGTTGCAAGGCTTGTTGAGTAGTAGCGGCATCTTGAGCTTGGTTAAGCTGTTGTGCTTGCATAGTGCGAGCAATATCAGCCTCAGAAGCTTGTTGGGCAGCAGCGTAAGCAGCGGCATTCTGTTGAGCAACCAATCGAGCCGCATTCTCTCCAAATGCACGATTAGTCTCAGCTTCAGCAACACCTTGACGAGATCCACCAAAAGCTTTAGCGGCAGTAGCTTGTGCGGCAGTCTGTTGTTGTTGTAGTTGGCGTGAGCGCTCTAAATCCCTCAAACTTTGTTCAGTCACAGCTTGTGTATATGGGTTCATATACTGCTGAATATTCTGATTCAAGAATGACGCTGCTTGAATATCACGTACGTTTTGACGAGCTTGTGGAGCAATCTGACCCAAAGCCTCAGATGTAACTTGAGCGCCTGTTACACCAGTAGCAGACACATCCCTTGCACCACTTCGTGCGGCTTGAGCAGCAATAGCTTGGTCAGCGGCAACACGTTCAGCGGCAACACGCTCTGCTTCAATTTGTTGTGCAGAAACATTGCGAATATTGCCACGATTTAAAGCAGCCGCTTGTGCTGCTTGTGCGTCATAACCTTGACCAACTGCTGTAGCAGAAGGACCCGCAGTAGCACCACCAAAGCGCTCAATAGCGCCAGCAGTCTGACCGCCATATCCTTGTGCCGTATAACCAGTAGCTTGAGCTAATCTAGCCGCCTCTGCTTGAGCGCCACCAAATTGTGATGCTGTATATCCAGTACCAGCCGCTAAATTAGTAGGTCCAGTTTGCGCTCCACCAAATTGGGAAGCCGTATAACCTTGTGAAGCCGCCAAAGAAGCAGGTCCAGCAGATGAAAACTGACCAGTAGTAGCGTTATAACCTTGTTGTGCAGCTAGAGCCGCAGGGTCTACGTATGCGGCATTGACATTCGTATAACCAACATTCTGGGGGTTATAGTTTGCAACATTACGTGCGGCATTAAAAGCAGAACCAAGTTGCCTAAATGCTGGGCTATTTGGATCAGCAAATTGACGAGTTTGGTTATATCCTGCTTGTTGGTCAGGAGTAAGATCTGCAAATTGACGAGCTTGCAAACCACCTGCTACACCTTGTGCGCTTTGGACATTTTGCAAATAAGCGTCACGCAATGCAGGATCAAGTTGCTGTGTTGATTGACTTGAACCACCAGACATAATTACACCTCCGTAGATAGCCAATAATGTGTTGGCTTCATGTTAAATTTAGATACAAAAGTTCTTGACCAACCTCTACGACCTGTTAAGGTGATCTTGCGGCATTCCATGTCTTCAGCGAACTTCTGAATATGGGGGGTGAGTGTCTCTAGTTCTGCTAGATCACCAGAAGCCAAAAATATATGCAAAACTTTCATTCTTGGAAAGTCTTGAACCTGAGTAACAACTGCGCTATTGATACCAGGCCATAATTGCATCGTACAACTGTCAATACAGTCGGCTACGTCCTGCATATTATGAGTGTTATCGTATTCTAAAGCAGGTTGAAGAATTTTCTCTACTTTTTGAAAAGATACTGCCCATAATGGTAATTCACCATTAATCTTGTACTTTTCATAGTCAATCATCTCAAACTGCCAGGTTTCCCATCAAATCTAATAACACCAACTCGCCAATCAGTTAATTGGTTTCCTTCAATCCTAGCCGCCACTTGACGACCACTTATACGTATTGAAGTTGGATTAGCCATTGAATATGGCCCATAATTGTATTCAGTTGCATTAGGATAGAACTTAGTGCTAAATTTGACGTTAACATCACCCAAAGTCTTCTCATCAGGGATTAATCCTGTAAGACTCATGGTTCTATCGCCAGAACCTAACTCTATTGGTCCAGATTCAGCAAATAAAGTCTGTGAGTCATAGGCAAATCCAACCTCATGCTCATAAACGTATCCATCTGCAGAAACCATAATTGGATTAGAAAAGATACCCCTATCTGTACCGCAAGTACGAGATAAAGTTCCTATTGCCCAATGATTCTCTCTGTAGTTATAAGAGACATAGGAATTATTCTCATTTGAGGATGCACTAGGATAAAACCACCATATTTCACCATAGGCAGAGTTATGTACGCAATAAACTTTTGAGGCTTGAGTGTTATTTATATTGCTAAATACGTAGTCAGATACGTCAGACTGTAGTGGCTTTACAAAACCATCATAAGTCCAAAATCCTGAGTTAGACATCCAAATACACGCACTATCTGTTGAAGCTACTGCTTGCTTTGAAATAACACCACATCCAGAGCCAACACGCTCAAATCCATAAATATATGGTGGGCCAATGTAGGTAGCGGTATGTACGTCTACATCAGTAAACAAAATGGTAGCGCCTCGGATACGCTTTGCACACATCAAAGAGCCAATTGTGGTTAGCTCAAAGTCACCTGCTTGATTGGTTGCCGCAGGAGTCCAAGTTGTATTTACCTCTTGGTCACTCCAAGCAATCTTTCTAGGATTTCCACTTGCACCCAAGGCAAACAAAAATCTTTCTTGCGTAACAATAAGACCAGTACAACCAGTTGGAGCATTGGTAATGGCAACGGCATCATTTGCTGTATTTAACTGCCATTCAAGCAACTTACCATCTTTTGAAGAGCAAGCTACTAAATACTCACCCCAAGTATCCATGCTCCAAGTTGTAGCAGGTGTATAGGATCCCAAATCTGGCCTTGCAACACCATAGGCAGAACTGCCATAAGTGCCGTATCCATAGCCAATTTTCAGAACCGCATCTGCATCACCAACAGTAAAACTTGTAGGAGTAATGTCAGTTAAAGTGCCACTCTCATTCATCGAATACAATTTGGAATGAGTGCCAATTCCTATTCGTCTATTATTGTTGCTATCACGCCAGTTAATAAGCCCTCTAGCTGAACCAGTTAATTGGTTATTAGAGCGTTTTCTCCAACCACCAACAGGGCGTATAGTATTTTCGTACCAACGTACTAAGTTTGCATCTGTCCAACGTCCTTTAGATTGATACTCAGTACCATTCTTGTATACGCCAGGAGGAATTTGTAGTGGAATATAAGCCATATCTGCATTCTATAGCGTAGGTAAATTAGACACAAAACTCATTGTGACAATGGCTGATGGCACTGCTGGCCTTGTTGGAGTTGTTCCTGCAGCGTATTGTTCAATGGTTACACCAACATCGGTTGGCCTCCACATTATCTCAACATAGTCTGTGGCATTTAAACTCAAGAAATAATTCATAGCTGCAATGATATGGTATGGATCTCCAACACCTTTTCTTGGTGCAAAGCCAAATCTGCTGTTTGAATTGGCTGAATTTGTACCATTTACCTTAAACCAGACATCTACATCTTGAGAGGCATTGGTTGTATTTGTAAACTGAATGGAAAACTGCAAGTTCCAGATTCCAGCACTAGCTACTGTGATTCTAGATCCACTAGCTATTGTTACGCCATTGGAATAATCTGTCGTGTTAAATGTAACGGCATAGGCAGTTGTTGTGTTTGCCGCTACTTGATCTGTTGAGTCTTGGAAAGCACCATAAGGGTTATTTAAATACTTTCCACCCAATGGCCCATATATTGACTGCAATGTATTGACTAACTTTGTAAAAAACAACCTCAAAAGACCATTATTTTGGTTCTGTAGACTTTGAGAGTAGGTAGTACCTGACGTACCTAAACTAGGCAAGGCAGGTATATCTAGTTGTTGTTTTACATTAGCCATTACTTTTTAAGCCATGTTTGCCAGATAGCACCAGCAGCCATAATTAACCCGCCTATCCATAGAATAGGTTTAGCAGCAGAGGCAATCCACCCAAGGACTTTAAAAGCCCCATCAAGGGCATCTATAGCCCCTACAAGACCTTTTGTGTTCTTGTCTATCTCATCTACCTTTAATTCAACTGCAAGCAGTCTTTCGTAGATTTGCTCATGGCTTATTTCGCTCATGACACACCACCACCAATGGAGTCACCAAGTGCTTCAATTGTAATTGTTTGGATAGGCTCAGGTCTAGTTTGAACTTCTACTGTGTAAACCACACCATCCTCTACATAAGCACCACATCCAACTAGCATTTGAGTTGCTTGGTCATGTTGCTTGAACATACTGACTTTGTAGCAGTTGTTCTCAGTAAAGAAATTATCGTCAGGGCCACCTACAGGAAATGATGTTTCTTTAAACATCTCTCTGTAATCAGCAACAACAAGTTGTCCGTCAATAAGTTTAGCAATGTTCATGTTTATCCTTTATCTGCAAATGCTGTTGTCGGTGGCGTAAAGGTTGCCGTATAGCGAGCCACGCCTTTGGTGATGCGTAGGTCGTCTATGTAGCCATTTGTATAGTTTGTTGCATCCGTACCAATTCTAAAAAGCCCACCAGCGTATGCAATTGGAGAAGTGCCAATGTTTATTGTTGTTGCGTATGCAGTCCCGTTTCTATACGCAGTAATTGTTGAGCCATTTCTAACAATTGCAAGATGATTCCAAGTTCCAGTAGTTATTCCTGATGCACCTAAACTAGTATCAAATAAAGACGACCCATCTGTTGAATATGCAAATTGCAAAACATTTGATGAAGTTAAATACAAAACAAAAGAACGCTGAGTGTATGGCGCACCTTCAAAACCAAAATTTACAAATACTTGTGCTGTAGATACTGTATTGAGATTTAGCCACATCTCAAGTGTAAAATTCCCCGTACCAAAATCTAATTGTCGAGTTGGCAATATAGATAAATAATCCCCACTTCCATCAAACGCTAATGAGCCAGTACCATACTTCTTTACGCTTGTAGAAATCTGTGCGTTACCCACAGTTTCTAAGTCGTTCATCATGGCGTTGTCTAGGATGCCAGCGTTGGTTGTGGAGAGCAATAAGTTTGTTCCAGATATAGCAGTTAAAGGGGCTGTGTTTGGAGTGAATCCAGTTGTGTAAACGGCAGAGGCAACAACTCTAAAATCACTCATGTACCCTTGCATAGCCGTAGGAGGTGATTGATTGCTAGAGCCAATCTGCATTGGTTTTGTTGCTGAAGTATTTAAATAAGTAGATGCCGCACCTGTAGTAGCATCTTGAACACCATTAAAATAAACATACAGAGTGCCAGAATTACGAACTAGAGCAAAGTGAGTCCACGTATTTAATTTAATAGTAGTTGTAGTATTAAATTCATTGACATTGACTTTTCCAGTTCCAACTGTGCCATTAGAGTTAATATAACTTGAAGTAAATCCGTCAGCATTTGTAACGCTGTTAGTCCAAATGGCGGCTCCACTACTAGGATATGCCGCTAAATATATCCAGCACTCAATTGTGAAGTTGCTTGCTAGTAGTGTTGATGAAAGATTTACATCACTTGGCGTTTTTACAAAATCAGTTGTGCCATCCAAATACATTGACCCACCAATCACGCTTGTGGAGTAGGCAGATGTAGGGCTAAATGGGCTGAAGCGTTGTACGCTTGGTGAGCCGCCTATTGGAAGGCTGAGTGCATTAGTGCTGTTGTCAACAAAACGACTAGATTGGCAAGTAAGTAATTGCGTTCCTGTTACAGCGGTCAAAGGCACTGTGCTTGGCGTAAAGTTAGCGGTGTACGGCAGAACCGCAGAAGTAGAGCCTAAATTAACACGAACATTTGATAGATAACCAGTCATAGGCGAAGTGCCTTGATTGTCTGCAATGCCAATTGGTGTGGCACTTGTAGTTGCAGTCCCCGAAAGAGTGCCAGTCGTTTCTAATACACCGTTGATGTAAATTTGTAATGTAGAGCCACTCCTGATACCCGCCACATGATACCAAGTCCCCACCGCTGGAGATGTAGAAGAACTAACAGCAGACCAAGCAGAGCCGTTATAAATTGAAAATACAAATTTATTAGCACTTCCACCAATAGCAGAAAAACTATACGCTACCCAATAGTTTGAATCTCGACCAACGTGTAGTTGGTTTGCACCAGAAGAACTTAAATTTACCCAGCACTCTACACAAGCGTAGGTGTTCATGTTCATTACAGAAGTTGATGCAATCTGAAAATATGAACTGCCGTTAAAGTAGTTAGACCAATTACTACCATAAGGCGTAAACGTGCCTTGGGTTGTATTGCCGTTGCGGGTGATGGTGAAGTTATTTGTGGATGAGTCTAAAAACGTGTTGTTCTGAGCGCCATTAGTCCCATCGCCATGCAAGAGCATGGTCACATAGTTAAATTGTGCGTCAGTTGCTTCTGCGCTACCTGATTTAGATGCTGCAAACATTGGAACCCCTTATGGTGTGTAGTTCAAGCCAATTGTGGTTCCGTACCAGTTTGTGCCATCAGCAAAGAAACTAAA